CTCGTGTTAAGGAGCGCATTAACAAGGCATACGAAGAGAGTGGGCTTGACCTAGAAGACGTGGTTAGGCTGAACAAGATGGTCGACGACGGCGACTTAGTCGGCGCTGTCAGTGGTATGAAGAAGATTGTTGAAGACAATCTGGGTGCTGGTGCTGGCGCTAAATTCAGCATGAGTAAAGAGCAACCAACAGCCGCACCAGCAAGGAGCTTCGCGTATGCCAAACTCAAAACCGTTGACGACCTCAACAGCGAAGTCAGAGCAAACGTCCAAGGCGGAGAAAACTTCACAGCCAAAAGAGTACCTATCGGCAATCTTGCTGGAAAGGTTCCCGGCCTACCTGCCATGCAACGCATCGCCGATCTGTTCGGAAAAAAGCTCATCTATTTTGCAGTGGAGGAGGGTGGTGTCGAACTCATAGATGGCGCTGTCCTCAGCGGATCAGACACCATCTTTGTCAATGTCAACAGCACCAGACCGCATATCCGCATCTTGGGTCACGAGATGGTTCATGCTCTGCGCTTTGGCAACCCCAAGGTTTATACCGCGCTAGTCAAACATCTAACACCGTACTTAGACCAAGCTGGAATGTCGGAGTACCGTCTCTTGCAAAGCAGGGAGGGCGTACAAGATCCCGCTTTGATTTTAGAGGAAGCCATTGCTGACATTGTTGGTGATCGCTTTGGGGAGTCTGCCTTCTGGCAAATGATGGCCGATGAAAACCCAAGCATGTTTTATCAGTTGGCTCGAATTGTGTTGGACTTCATTGACTCCATCACAAATCGTATCCGCACAATAACTACCGGCAAATCAGGCACTCTGGATTCAAAAAATCTGTTGACAGATATTGCCGCCGCACGACAGGCAATCGCCAGTGTCCTCGCTGACTTCGATCAAGAACAAGCACCCGCCACAACTCAAGCAACTGTTGGTGCTACCCCAACAATGTTTAGCCAAGTAAAGGGAGGGCAGATCTTTTACTCTGCTCTTGAGCGGGCGTTTGTTGATCCAAAGATCAGCCTAGATAAAAATGGTGCGACAACAGGTCAACAGTGGAAGGCTTGGCTTGAGTCCAATCGTGCAAAGATTGGTGTCAAGAAAGAAGAGATTGAATATGTAGGGATAAACGACTGGCTGGACTTAAACGAAAAAGAAAAGCTCACGCCAGATCAGGTTCGCACATGGGTTGGAGCAAACAAAGTCGGCATCAACGATGTCCTATTGACCAGCGATAGGCCGGATGGCGCTCCTGTTGCAGACTTTAGAGAGCCTACTGCCGATGATATGCGGGAGTTTATTGACGATTGGATTGCTGAAAATCAGTTTGAAGACAACATCGGTAGTGTGGATGAGTCTATTTTTGAAACTGGCCCAGACGACATGACCGAGCTAGAGATGCGCCAATGGATTACTGACAACTATGGTTGGCAGAACTACATGTACAAGCATCGCCGCCTTATGGAGAGATTCCAGCGCGGTCGCATCACCAACATGCTGAGGCCAAAGCACGGCGACGACTGGCTTGTATTGCCGGGTGGCAAAAACTATGCTGAGTTAGTTCTGTTTGATCCTACGGTTGGCAAGTATAAAGAAGACGACGATGTCCATTTTGGAGACGTTACCCAAGGAAGGTCTATTGGTTGGCTTCGCATGAATCAACGCAAAGACAAAGACGGCAACGATGTTTTGTTCATTGAAGAGATTCAAAGTCAACGAGCACAAGAAGGTAGAAAGAAAGGCTTCTCTAACAAGCGCGATGCGGATTTGTATACACGTACTCAAGATTTAAAGGCTGAAGCCGAGGCTCTTGAAGATCGACTCGACGATATTGTGATTGAAATTGAAAGCATGCGCGACGACAGGGAAGCGTATGAGGATATGGATGATGATGTTTTTGAGGCAACCATTTCTGGATTTGAAGCAGAGTCTCGAGAAAAAGACGCAAGGCTCGCAGAAATTGAAAGCGAACTCAAAACACTGCCTGCTCTTGGATCTGTTCCGATAGCCCCGTTTGTAGAGAAAACAGAATCTTGGACAGCCCTTCTTTTAAAGAGGGCGATGGCTTATGCACAGCAAGTTGGTATTGATAGGGTTGCTTGGACAACAGGCGAGCAACAAAACGAGCGCTACCAATTCAGGGGCGACGAACTTGCTTACGTGAAAGATAACAGCGCCAGCACTTATACCTTGACTATAAAAAAGAAAGGTACAGAAGACAGATCCGCATACGGAATTGCTGAGAAGGATTTGCCTGACTATGTTGGCGACAAAGTGGCTCAACGTATATTCGAAGGCAAGGGCGCGAAGAAAAGCAAAAAGTACAATACTGTCAGCGGCTCTTTTACTGGCGAGGAGATGAAGTTGATGACCGCAAATCTGCGGCCATACTACAACCAGACACTGCCATCTGTAGCTAAAGAGGTAATGAAGAACCTGAAGGCGGACGGTAAGGTTGAGGTGTTTGACATAGAGTCGACCGGCCAACAGCTTGGCTTTGTTATCCCTGAATCTGTTCAGGAGCAGGTTGCCAATGATGGCTTTCCTATGTTCAGCCGTCGGCGGTATGAGGAGCAGTTCTCTGATGTCGATGACAAAACAAAAGATGCGGCCATCCGTAAGGGCTACTACTCCCCTCCAACAATCAAGGAGAGGCTCGACCATCTGAAGCCACGTCTGTGGGATCGGGTCATTCAAGGTACGTTCGACAAGTTCCGCGCAGTCAAAGGCATCAGCAATAAGGCATACATGATGTTGCGTATGTCTGCTGGTTCACAAGACGGCGCAGTCTCTGCACTCTTGCACTACGGTCAGGTGTTCGATGACGACGGTGCGTTGAATGTGAAAAAGGGTTCGAAGGGATTACTCGAAGCCTTAGAGCCAGTGGGTGGCGAGGTTGATCGCTTCCTGCTTTGGATTGCGGCCAACCGTGCGGCCAACTTATCCAAGGATGAGCGCGAGCGTTTCTTCAGCCAAGAAGATATTCGCGTACTTCAGAAGCTGAACATGGGAACCATGACCAACGGCAAGTCCCGTATCGGTGTGTATGCCGAGGCCCTGAAGAACATGAACGAACTGAACAGATCTGTTCTCGATATTGCTAGAACCACCGGGCTGATTGACGCTGAAGCATACAAACGCTTCTCTGCTGACATCTGGTACGTGCCGTTCTACAGACAGATGGAGGACGACGGAAGTTTGTCCGCCGCTCAAACATCTTCCGGCGCAGTGGGTCAGTATCTGTCCAAGAAGCTAAAGGGCAGTGATCGTCCATTGAACGACCTGATGGAAAACGTCTTGATGAACTGGTCGCACATCTTGTCAGCCTCGATGAAGAACAAGGCCGCCGTCGAAACACTGAGAGCCGCAACAGACATGGGCGACATCGTCACCAAGTTACCGGCTCAGGTGAAGGGCGCAGTCAAGGTAATGGAGAGCGGCAAAGAAACCTATTACCAAATAGATGACGAGTTCTTGATGGAGTCTCTCGTCGCTGTATCTCAGGCTCCAAGCTATGGGTTCTGGATGGACACTGCTCGTGGATTCAAAACCACGCTGACAAGATTCATCTCCTTGTCTCCAACCTTCAAGATCAACAACTTGATCCGAGACTCAATCCAGTCTATCGGTCTGTCTGAGTTGAGCGGCAGTCCAGTCGGCAACGTCTTGCAGGGATGGAGAGCGTACAAGAACGAGCGAGCCGAGGCTTTAGCTGGTGGCGGCCTGTTCGCTATGGGCAATGCCTTTGATGGAGATCAGTCTGCATCTGTGAAGCGCCTGCTCAAGACTGGCGTGGACAAAGCCAGTATCCTCGACACCCAAGAAAAGGCAATGGCTTTCTTCCGGTCTGCTCAGGATAAGTACGACGAAGTCAGTGATGCGTCGGAGAACGCGAACCGCCTTGCGTTGTACCAACAGCTTCGAGCCAAGGGAGCGTCACATCTTGAGGCGGCCTATGCCGCTAGAGACTTGCAAGACTTCAGCTTGCAGGGTAGCTGGACAGCAATTCGCTATGCCTCTCAGGTTCTGCCGTACTTCAATGCTCGATTGCAGGGTATGTACAAGCTGGGCAGAGACGGCCTCGATCCAACCATGCAAGTCCTGACAGGCAAAGCATCTGACACTGAGAGACAGAAGGCGGCCAAGTTTGCCACCGTAACTGGTGCAGTCGTGACTGCCGCCATGATTCTTTATCTGTCACAGAAAGACGACGAGGATTGGAAGAAGCGCGAGGACTGGGATCGTGATGCCTTCTTCTGGTTCAAGATCCCCGGAACAGATAAGGCTGTCCGCATTCCAAAGCCATTCGAGATGGGAGCAATTGCCACCATCGTCGAGCGTGCGTTGGAACAGATGGTTGACTCTAGCGTAGAGGGTAAGGTGTTTGGCAAGCGCCTGCTCCACGTGCTGACAGACAACTTCGCCATCAATCCAATCCCACAGGTTATTCGTCCGCTTTACGATGTTGCTCGCAACAAGGATGGGTTTACGGATCGGCCAATCGAGTCGATGGGCATGGAAAGAATATCTGTTGAGAACAGAGTCAACGCAGGAACATCTGCCGCCGCCGTAGCTATCGGGACAATCAACAGTATGTTTGCTGAGTTTGCATCTAAAGCAACTGGCGGAGCAATCAACTCACAATCTGTTCAACTGTCAGCAATCCAGTACGACTACATGATTAAGGGATACCTTGGTTGGGTAGGAACAGGAATTCAGACAACATCAAACATGATGGCAACCCCATTCAAGGATGGTGCGTCATCACGGTACGAACGCATTGATGACTTCTTGGTTGTTGGTAACTACGTGAAGACAGTGCCACAAGCGCAGTCTCGTTATGTCACGTCGTTCTATGAGAACGCCAAGGACATTGCAACAGCATCAGCAGATGTCAGCCACTTCTTGAATGCAGGCCAGTTCGACAAAGCCAGAGACATCTACCAAGAGAAGTCAGACAAGCTGGCGCTTGCGAAGCTGTACACCAAAGGCACAAACATGATGTCATCTATCAGCGACCAGATCAAGATGGTTGAGGATGACAAGACAATGAGCGGGGCAGAGAAGCGCCTTGAGATCGAGAGGCTCCAGCAAATCCGCATCCAGATCGCCAAGAGCGTAGAGGACATGCGTGTTGGGAACAAGAAGAAGTTTGCTGATGGCGGCGTAGTAAAAGCGAAGTTTGACCCAGAGTCGGAAGACTATGATTACGATACTGCTGTTGCCGCTGGCCTTGGCCCTGATGGTAAAGATGAGAATGCTGGTCACTGGGGATCTGTGACTAGAGCGAGTGCTGAAGACAGAAAAAAGTATGGACTGCCCGATGAAAGCTATGTTGTTTTAAAAGGCAGGAAGCACGAAACGTGGGATAAGGCCGAGGAAGCGGAGCGAGAGCGCGGTGCAGAGATTGTCAAGAAAGGTGATCGCTACTATTCTGTTCCTAAAGAGTAAGGGGATTTAAATGCAAGAGTGCAGTAAGTCCATGTCCCGCAGGGTTCGTGATCCGAACTTTGCGAGACGCTACTTTGTTGGTGATGGCATAGACATTGGCGGTGGGCCAGACCCAATCACGGCGCACAGGGATATGTTCAGTGCGATGGGCAATGTAAAGATATGGGACGTGGAAGACGGCGACGCTCAGTTCATGTCCGGCCTTGCGGCTGAGTCATTGGACTTTGTACATAGCAGTCACTGCCTCGAGCATCTGGTTAATCCACGACAAGGCCTGAAGGCTTGGTTCAATCTGCTGAAGCCAAACGGTCACCTCATCGTGACTGTTCCTGATGAGGACTTGTATGAGCAGGGCAGATTCCCCAGCACGTACAACTCAGATCACAAATGGACATTCACCCCGTACAAGAAATACTCTTGGTCAGACCAGTGCATTTGCGTGACAGATGTAGTCATTGGTCTTGGTGAGTTGGCCGAGTTAATCAAGATCGAACTCCTAACGGAGAACTACCAGTACAGTGCGAACAGAGTGGATCAGACAATGTTCCCCGGAACAGAATGTGCAATTGAGTTTATTGTGCGGAAGAGAACAGTTCAAGAGCTTGCCGACAGAGGCAGATGGAGGAGACCAGAATGACTACGTATACGAAGCCAGCTTTGCGTGAGCGCATTAAGAAACAGGTAATGGCTGGAGGAAGTGGGGGAGATCCGGGCGAGTGGTCTGCTCGCAAGGCACAGCTTGTTGCTCAGAAGTACAAGGCGGCTGGCGGTGGCTACTCTGGTGGTAAGTCATCCGAACAGAAGTCTCTGTCCAAGTGGACGAAGGAAGACTGGAAGACATCTGACGGTAAGCCATCCGAAGGTAAGAAGAGATACCTTCCTGCGAAGGCGTGGGATGCGTTGTCACCCAGCGAGAAGGCCGCAACAAACAAGGCCAAATCGCAGGGCAACAAACAAGGAAAGCAATTCGTCCCGCAACCTAAGAAGATTGCTCAGAAGGCGAAGGCTTTCCGGTAGTCATGGAGGCCGACTTGCGAGATTCAATCCACTCGATTATGTCTTCACGATAGGCTTTCCATCTCCCATTCTCATCAAACCTAAATGCCGGAATCTTTCCAGAGGCACTCCATTGTCTGGCAGTCTCCCCTGTAACACCCAGCATCTTGGCGATCTCACCGACCCCAATGATTTCTTTCATACCTCTAACTCTCCTTGCTCGCCTTCAGTAGCATTCTCGACAGTAATCTGTCGGCTGATTGCGTCAACCAGTTCTTCTTGGCTGGCTACCTTGACGTTGATGATTGATCTGGCGACGTGGCTCAGTGCTTGTGATCTATGTGCGGCACGAACCAGACGGATTGTTTGGCCGTGGCCGACGATGTAGATTCTCTGTTGTTTCATTTGCGGTTTGCTTTCTTTGTTTCTCTGTATTCAAACATCCCAGCAAAGGCTGGGAACATAAGGTCGAACAGTCTCGCAAGATACGGACTGTGGTGATCGTTGATCTTCCACTCGCTACCGTTCTCTTGAATGGCTGAGTGGTGTCTCAACACATGGATGATTGTCCGCGCAGAGTAATGTCTGAACCCTTTGTGTCGAACCTTCATCGCCTCTCCAACGAATGCGTCCCATACGTGGAGGTTGTTAGGGAGCCATCCTGTGAACTCGTCACAGAACAACTCCTTGTTCCTTGTCATAACCTCGACAATTGGGTGCATGACTAAAATGGGATGTCATCCCCAAGGTCACCTAAGTCTGCCTTGGGTGGCTCTTTCTTTTCGACCGGCTTGCGCTGACCAACTCCGATAAGCTCAATCTCTCCGACAGATCCGGCCATCTTGATGCCTTTAGATCCGTCTGCCTTCTTGAACTCTTCGATATGTGGGTCGCTGATGACGGCGTAGACCATCTGCCCCTTAACCAAGTATTCAGCCAGTGATGTTGCTCGCTTACCCCACAGGCTGGCATCAATCCATTGTGCTGGCCGGTTGCCGTCTTCGCCTTTGCGCCCGTGGTTGTAAGCCAAGGACAGATTACATACAGCGTCTCCAGTCCCAGCAGTACGGACTTCTGCGTCGCGGCCAATACGAAATACACCTGATAAATTTGCCATTGTTAATCCTTCAATTTGTAAAGAGTTGTTGCAGTTAACTCGAGCTTTGGTGGTTGGGATTTCTTTTCTCTTGGTGGCTCGACTTGGGCTACCACCCAACACCAAAAGTCAGCCAGTCGCAGATGCAACCAGTCCCAATACTCCTTCGATCTGTCAATCCTTGTGACAGCCATAACGTCGGGTGTCCATACTACGAACTCGCAGTAGTCCCTTTGCGTGATTTCCATAAGCCCCTGCATTTGCGCCATGTAATAGGGCGGGACTTCTGGGTAGACAACCTGCGAATACGGACACTTGACCTCAGCCACCCCCTTATCCCCAATAAGAAAATCGGGTGAACCACCAAGCCAAGCCATCTCCGGATGCGATATGAACCCCACCAGACTGACAGATGCAGGGTCATCAACGCACCTCGTGCTGTACTCACTAACTGCGTGAGCTTCATGTTCCTCTCCCCATTGTGATGCGGCATTGCCTTCAAACGGATCTTCCAATCCCATGAGTCTTCGCCAAAGTTGTTGGCGAGAACCGGGGCCGAGGCCAGCGGCCTGTCCGAAAGAGGAGGCTGTCAGCTTCCCCTCTCTGTCTTTAAACCATTGATCTGTTCTCTGGTGCGGGTTCATGCCTCTCCCTTGAACTGAAATGAATTCTTGTAGTTGCTTGGCAGAAGTTTCTTTGCGTCGGCCAAGAGCTTCTTTGGTATCGGCTTCCCGTCCAGATCAATCAACTGGTCAATGATGCTGTAGGTCATGGGAAGAACGACCCTGATGATTACGGCATCAACAGATGAGATTGCGGCATCAACAGATGATTCGTGCTCTGTCATTCCAGCCCCGCCGCCAAAGCCTTGCAGAACTCTTCTGTCACAGCCTTCTCGTCGTTGCTCAGCAAAGTAAACTGACCACGTAAAGACTCTTTGGTCTTGCACTCAGACAGCTTGCGCTTCAAATCATCGACCTGCTCTGCGGTCATCTTGGCCTTGATCTCTGGCTTGGCTGTGCCAGCTTTGACAGCTTCTGCCTTGCGGTCATTGACGTACTTGTTGTCGTCGTACAGCCCGAGGTAGATGTCCGCAGAGAATCCCAGCATTGACAGAGCCTTGCCGATAGCATCTGTTAAGGATTTTTTTGGGGCTTCCTCGTCCGTGAAGTAGCCGTTCTTGTTCTTGCCGACAAAGGTTGTTTGGCCGAAGTGTTCGACTGTTCCGGTTCCGGTGTGGACACGGTCGCCATTCCCGTTCGTTGCAAAGACTGGGTAGCTCAGGTGGATACGAACAAAGTGGATGGACTCTTGCGCCACCATTTGCTTCTTGGTGGTTTCCCTGACCAAGACACGTTCGCCTTCGCTGTTTACTTCCCACGCCTGTTCCAGTTCCTCGACGATGATAGGAGTCCCCGGCATCAAGCCCTGCTCAATAATCTTGACAGACCAGAGGTGGCCCATTGGCCCCCACAACTCTGTTGCCTTGCGGATTTGGTAGGTGTGGTTGATGGCCGTGCCGGAGAAGCCACCGCCTCGGCTGAACGCCTTAACGTGCCGTGGGTCTGTGGTGCATGTGTCATTCCAGACACTCAAAAACTCATTGCTCTGCTCTGACATTGTGTTCCTTTCGTTGATGATGTGTAAAGTAATTTGCTTGCGAGGCTTGCCAAGTATACATTATTTGCATTGATTATGCAATCAATTGACGAGTTTGTTAACAAAGACCAACTAAACCAAATGGGTAATGGTTTCCCCTGCTTGCATTTTATTTGTCAATCAGCGACACTCGCTCCGCAGGGTAGGTTCTTGGTCGCTCCGAGGGCTGAAAGCATTGGTAGTTTTTTCCTTTCGACCAGTGTTCCCTGTCCCTTCGGGGTTTCAAAAGAAAGGCGAGAAAGGACTCCATGTTCAGTTATCAATTTCATATCAGGGACTACCTGACGAAGACAAGGCATCTCAGCCTGACCGAAGACTTGGCGTACCGTCGTTTGATGGACGTGTACTACACAGAAGAAACCCCACTCCCATCTGACCCAGAACACTGCGCTCGCCTGATTGCCATGCGCGAGTACGCCGATGACGTTGCTCGTGTGCTTGAGGAATTCTTTGTCTTATCCGATGGCGGCTGGAAGAACGACCGTTGCGACTACGAGATCGAGAAGTATCACGGCAAGGCTGAGTCAGCACGACGAGCAAACAAAGCCAAGATTGAAAAGAAAACTCTGAAATCAGAACTGAAATCAGAACCGATTCAGAACGTAACCCAAGAACCCAAGAACCCAAAAACCCATAAACCTACTCCTGTGGTTGAGGGGTTTGATTCCTTCTGGAAAGCATACCCGCGCAAGGTAGCAAAGGCTGAGGCACAGAAGGCGTTCAACAAGATTAAGCCTGATGCTGACGTGCTGGCGCAGATGATCTCGTCCGTTGCGAGGTCATGCGAATCCACAGACTGGCTGAAAGACAACGGCCAATTCATTCCATTCCCAAGTACATGGTTGAACCAGCGTAGGTGGGAAGACGAGAGTACTGAACCATCAATCCAATTCGAGGGGATGCTATGACAGATTTCAATAAACGAACAGACGAGAAGATCACTGACCTTGAGAATCAACTTGACTCACTCAAGGCTCGGATGGACAGACATTACGAGGCTGGCTGGAATTCCGCACTGGAGATGGCGGCCTTCAATATCGAGCACGGATTTGCCAAAGCATTCGGCAAGGACACCTTGTCGAGCATTGCAATATTTATCAGGGAGATGAAGAAATGAACAACGAAAAAGTAATCTCTTTGCCAGCGTCCACAAACTACACGGCTGAACAAGCATTGCAGTCCGCACTGCAAATGGAGTTGACAGATGTGATGATTATTGCGTATGACTTTGAAGGCGATCTGTTTGTTCGCTCATCCAAGATGACCCGAGCAGAGGGTTTGTTTATGGCCGAGAAAGCAAAACAGTGGGCAATGACGGGAGGTGAGGAATGACTGAGCCGTTTGCATACATCAATGTCGAAAAGCGCAGACTTGAATTTGCACAGCCCTATGTGAAGTGGGATACACCAACAATAGTCAAGTTGGAGCGCATACCCTTGTACACCGAAGAGCAATTAGCCGCCAAATACGAACAAAAAATTCAAGACCTTGAGGACTTGATTGCAGAGCTTCAGGAGAGACAAGCATGACGCAAGATGTATTGAAGTTGGCGCTTGAGGCGTTGGAAGAAAACCATCACCTTATTGAAGAACACGAACGACCTGAGTATCTGGTGCATTACGACCAAATAATTAGCTTACTCGCTAAAGCCTTAGCAAAAGAAAAAGCATTACAAGCACTGCATGATGAGAACGAACGCCTTGGGTTGTACAAGGATGCTTATGCACAGCCAGAGCAAGAGCCTGTGGCGCAACCAGCAAGTGAAGAAGATATGAAGATATACAAAACTATTGCCGCCAACTATCACAAAGACTTGTCCACCCACCACAGCGCACAGAGCAAAACTTCTGCCCACGATGCGGCAAGCGCACAAACGACATTCACACTTGCACACCACCAGAGGAGAACACATGAGCAAAATTGAACCATTCAACTCGAGGTGGAACGCCATTGCGGCGCTAACTTGTGCGCTTGATGAGACTGAGGATGACGAGCAAGTGCTGGTGATTGTCCGCAAGAAAGATGGTAGCCGATGTAAATACGCCGCCAACATCACAAATATGGAGGTGTATTGGGAAGCTGGGATTATTCAACACGAAGTTGTATCAGGGAGATATGAGAAATGATTGGAAATCACAACATGAATCAGAAGATAACAGGAACACTGTTCAGTGCAGGACAAGTTGATGCCATCGAACAAGAGTGGCGTGACAAATGTCAGCGGTACATTGAAATACATGATGCAGTCGTTAAAGACTCTGACAGGGCGTTTGAACTTCTACGCCGAGCAGAGGTAGAAATGCGCTATGCAGGATGGACAAAGTATGAGGCTGACAACAGTGCAAGAAATGGCGTGTATGAACAGATTAAACAATTTTTGGAGAAACCATAATGATTCTGAAATCTCAATCAATGTGGTTTGTCATGGAAGCCATGATGGACACGGCAAAGACATGGACAAGGGACAAGATTGATGGCAACGATACCAGCATGAACATTGACCCATCCAAGCCCTTAATCGTACAAGTCGGCGACTACGGCTATGAAGTGCAGTCATGTGGCGGTGATGGTGACATTGAAGGCTTTGTCATTCAGTGCAAGGAAGAGCCTGTGTGCAAGTGGGAAGGCATGGAGTACATCAAGTTGGAGAAGAACACATGAGCAAACTTAAAAGCCTGACCATACCAAACCGTTACAAGGTAGATGCTAAAGAAATTTTGAATGAGGCGATGGACGAGGAGCCTGACACGGTAATTGTGCTGTGCTTCTGGAAAGACCGAGACCAGTTCAAAATCAAGACTTCAATGGTTCCTGACCGGCTAATGCTGATCGGGGCAATTGAAGAAGCCAAGAACAAAATCATTACGGATGGGTATACGCCATGACAGGAGAAAACATGACACAAGAAGCATTACGCATAGCGCTTGAGGCGTTGGAAACCCCGTCACCTATGGGGCAATACAAAGCCATCACCGCCATTAAAGAAGCCTTGGCACAAGAGCAAGAGCCTGTGGCGTGGCTTATTACAGATGAAAAAATCAACAGCCTTCAAGTGGATTCAATTCAACGCTTGGTTGACCGAGCAAGACACGCACACATGACTGACATCAAGTTGCGTATCAACGGTCAAGATGAGTGGCATCAGGCTGATTGGCTGAAGCATCTAACTCGCACCACCCCACCACAACGCAAGCCGCTAACGATAGGGGACGTCAAAATCATTTGGCAAAATCTTGACGTTCGAGAGGGGGTGATTATGGGTCTTGTCAGAGCCGTTGAAGCCGCCCACGACATAAAGGAGAACACATGAAGAAGCATCTAATTGCACTACTGTTGGCTTGTGGCTCGGCTCATGCTGACACCGTAGCAACATCAAAAAACGAGGCTGGCGGGATGATGGTGATCACAGATGTTCCATGCAAAGGCGAGAATGGATGGTACGCCTATGCGTCTGCCCGTGGGTCAAGCACACTGTTTGGTTGCTGGTGGTCAGACCAAACTATGGTTCACATTGCGTGGAATGATGGCGATGTTCGCTCGTATCCGCTCGCCGTTTGGGAAGTGGACATGGACACCGTCAAAAGAATGGCTGAAAAATATAAAGGAAAAGGAATATGAAACAACCACTGCCAGATGGAGCCGGAGAGATCTATGATTTACGTATAAACAAGAAGATGGTTCCGAATGAAATTGTTTTTGTGTCCATGATTGGAGACTTGGTCGACGGCAACTGGGTTGTTTATGTTGACCCAAACAGAAATCCAGAAAGCTACAACTGGATCTGGGCGTGGAACCTGCAAATCTGCTTGGTCTACGACACATCTGTTCATAAAGATTCTGTCAAGCATCTTGCAGAAACTATTGCAAAGGCCAAACCTAACGGCGGCTACATGGTGGGCGATAAGTTTCATGGATACCTGTACTTGTGGAATGTAGACAAGCAAGCTGGGGCGCATCTCACATACTCACCAGAGATATACGGAGACATTGAGCTTGGTCTAACAACACATCCAGCACAGACTGTTTACAGAAGAGTCTATGACTATGAGTTGGAATTTTTATTGGGGGTCGACAGTGTTAAATGAAATGATCTTTACGGCAGACAGCGTAGACTTTGCGGAGTACGCGAGCGAGCCGCACGACAAAGACAAGATCGTTGCGCCCAAGGCATACAGGGATGAGACCATTGCTCTGTTGAGTGGTGGAGAGATGGTTAGTGGCGCACGACTTCCTTGGCTTAAGACCCATGACCACATCAGATTCCGTCCGGGCGAGGTGAGCCTATGGATGGGCATCAACGGACATGGCAAGAGTCTGTTAACCAGCCACGTCATGCTTGACTTTCTTCATCAAAACCAAAAGGTCTGCGTCGCTAGTTTTGAGATGAAGCCACGGGCAACGCTCGCTCGCATGTGTAAGCAAGCCGCTGGCAGTTCTATGCCGACAGCAAGGTTTGTCGATGGGGTTTTGTCTCATGCAACGAACCGGCTCTGGCTATACGACAAGATGGGACAAACAGATCCCAACCATCTGTTGGCAATCATGCGGTACGCCGCAAAGAAACTTGGGGTGCAACACTTCGTGATCGACTCTCTTATGAAGGTTGTTAAGGGGGAGGATGACTACAACGGACAAAAGAATTTCGTTGACAGCGTGTGTGCCTTTGCTTTGGATTTCAACATACACGTACACATCATTCATCACAGTAGGAAACTTGGAGATGAGATGCAAGTCCCCGGAAAGATGGATGCCAAGGGCAGTGGAGCCATCGTCGATCAGGTGGATCAGTGCTTTACTGTGTGGAGAAACAAACGCAAAGAGCAACAGATTCAGGCTGGCAAAGAGGTGGATGAGGGTTCGCCTGATGCGCTGTTGGTTTGCGACAAGAACAGACATGGCGATTGGGAGGGGCGGGTAGGTTTGTTCTATCAGTCAGGAGCTTGCTCTTACTCACAGTCCCCGACAAATAAAACCTACTACAACTACGACAGATACATGTCCAGCGAAGGGGTAGAGATATGAGCGCACCAACAAATACATTGGATGGACTGCAACCAGTGGTTGTAAATGCCGTGGCAAGAGCATCCTTGCATGGCGTTAAAGTTGACTTTCGATTCGCTGTAGACAGCAACACTTTAGAGATTGTTTGCTTCTCTGGAGATAAAAAAGTTAATGCAGTGATTGATCTTTCCGAAATAGAAGATCATGGACAGGCGCTTATCGCTGTAAAGATCAATACCATTCTTGCTGACCACTTTATCTACGATACCGCCAAAAACAAAGCATTGGAGTCCGAGCTTCTAAGTTACAAGCAAGCCGTGCATCAGCTTTCATTCCAACTGGAAATGCTGAAGGACAAACAAGCAACGCCTGCCGCACCACACCGAACTGTTATAACCATACGCAAGCATGCGCTCAAACAGGCGGCTGAGTTTGTGATGGACTGGGGTGTGCCAAAGTCAGGAGGTGATCTTGTTGAGCTATGCAAACAGATTAAGGAACTACCTGAAACAAAAATGGCGGGTGTTCGTAGGGCGCTTGATGAAATGGACATTGCCTTTAAGGAGAAGCGATGAAAGATATTGCGGACATCAAAGACCAGCTACGCGAAGAGCAACGCAAAAAGAACAGAGAAGAGATGCCGTGGGCTGCAAAACTTATGGACGAGGTTAACGAAAAGTATCCCGGCTCTAAGTTGATCTGGGCGCATGATCTGTTGACAGGCAAGGAGATTGGCAAGAGGTCAGTAGAGAAGAACGTGTTTGTAATCCCAGATAACTATCGTCCAACGGAGGAAATCAATGTACGAAAAGGCAGAGGCAAGACTCGCTGAGATGCGAGAGAAGTCCGCTATCTATTCAGAGGCGGTCGCAGAAAAGAACTATCTCGAAAAGTTTCGTGAGTCTCAGCTTGCGATCTTGATGAAAGAGTATGAAACTCTTGGACACAAGACGGCGGCGGCACAGGAGAGAGAGGCTCGCGCTGACGCAAAATATATCTTGGTTCTGGAGAGCCTAAGAACAGCGACAGAAATCTCAGAGAAACTTCGATGGGAACTGGAGATACTCAAGCTAGGAGTAGCTGTCTGGCAAACCACACAAGCAAACGAACGCACGGAAAGAAAAGGATACGGGGGATGACAAACGCATTTGATTGGAAGAAGTACACAGATGAAGAGCACGCGAAGAACGGTGATCCATTCAAACAGATTAAGCACTCAGCGGAGATGAGTAAGAAGATAACAAGGAACGTACAAAAGATTCAGGATAAGAATCCTTATCACGGAACAATCATCGGCCTCAGTGACAAGGCAGACAAGATGATCTTCGCAGACAGAAGGCGCAACATCGACAGAACTCTCATCAAATGAAAGTCATTCCCCCATACCTGACATTCAAACAGGCACTGACCAATGGGTACGTCGAGCGCATGGAGTCGCCCGTGTACACAAGATGGGTCAAGACCTTGAGGTGCGTGAGTTGCAATGCACCGGCAGACGACCCGCACCACCCGCATGGATCAGGGTTCAAGGGCATGGGGACAAAGGTTCCTGACTGGTGGGTGATACCAATCTGTCGAACATGTCACGACGTACTTCACCATGACGTTCATGTCTGGGAAGAAGAGAACGGAATGCAACTGGAACACGTTGCCTTAACACTACTGCAAGCAATAAGAGAAGGAGTGCTTCATCTTGGAAAGCAATAAGAAGCGTCGATGCAGTTTCATTTACTGCGAACATCCGGCTGGGTTCTATGGGTACTGCCTTGGTCACGAGCCAGAGTTTGTTCGAACAGAATTCGACAGATTGGTGAGCGCCGGGGTAGCAAATCCCTCCCGGCCATCGTGCTACGAGAGTGATCGTAAGTGGGTTGAGTACGTGGTCGCATTCGTGTGGAGCAGTGCGCCAGACAGGAGATCGAGCGTTCGCGTTGAACACTGTCGGGATTGCACTCCGTCGTACAGGGACGAACAGCATGCGGCTGGTAAGTGCGAGCATCCAGAGACAGTCTTCGTTCGACCGGACAACAGTAATGTTGGCGTGGTCGGGATACCCATGAACAACAAGAAAGACCCAAGGAGATGGGAACAGGCAATGATGGGGATGCTTGGTTCGGTAGTTGCGTTGCCCAGTACGAAGGCAATGGAGGAGGTGATGAATAAGATCGAAGCCTCGAAGAAGAAGTCAGGCAGGCCAAAGAAAGAACAGACGGCATGATGCTTCCCTACCCCATCAGCACCAATGTCTACTGGAGAAACTTCCGAGGTCGCATGGTCAGGAGTAGCGCGGCAATCGCGTACAAGGATGAGGTGGGATGGATCGCCCGATCCAACGGACTGACTCTGTTCACAGTGCCGGTGATGGTGATGCTGGTTCTCCATCCAGTGAGGCCAGCAGATGCAGAGAAGCGAGAGAAGAAGGACAGATTGTGGGGGTTGAGTGTGCGGCGGATTGATATTGATAACGCCGAGAAGGTTGCGCTAGATGCGCTACAGGGTATCGTGTATGAGAACGACAGACAGATAACTTTTCTGTCCATTAAACTTGGACAGCCCATTGCAGGTGGCGGCCTTCATGTAACGATCACAGAGGACAAAGACTGGATATGAAATTCCACAGTGTCGAACAGGCGATCAAGTTTTCGTTCAACGTGAGCGAGAGGGAAGAGTTCAGCCGAACAGACTTACTCGGGACTCGGGGAACCAGTCAGGATGACTTGTCTCCGATGGACTTGCATGCTCAGGCCGCAATGATTCATTCGATGCTGAACAGATTGCATCAGGTGGAGAGGGACTCAATACTTTCAATGTATGGGAGAGGTCGGGCTAGGTCAGATGCGATAAGAGGTTTCGCTAATTACTTGCACTACTTTGTGCGTGGTACTGTGCCTAGTGTCCGTGAGTTGCAGATCATTCTGTTGCACTGGTCTACAAAACGACCAAGCATACGGAAGATTGCAGAGGAGAGGGGTGTAAGTTATAGGCAAGTCTGCAACTGGCGCAACGCTGTCCTTCGTGCTTGGATGCCAGTGCAGATCAGAGCCATAGAAAAATTACATGGACAGATGTTTGCTGAGGGTGGGTTCGAGTTAAGCGTTTGACTTCTTCGCGTACCTTGCGTCAGCCATTCCCTCAATCCAGCCGTACTCGTATGCTCGGTCGCCAATGAGTCTGACCAAGTCCTCGTACTCTTTCAGAGAGAGCATGATCATCAGCGTCCCAGTCTTCGGCCTGAATTCTTCAAGCACCTTCTCGATGTAGACTTCTCTGTCGGTATTCATAGAGGAACCTTTCTGTATGTGAGGCCGGAGAAAGTCAGGGACGGCAGGTTGTATGCGTCATACGCACCCCGCCTCATGCAGGTACTACGTAACTCTGTCCCTTCGTATGTTCCTCTTGCGAACAGATCGTTCTGTTGTGCCAAGACAGTTTTGCGTGGAGCCTTGAACAACTTATCCAAACCGCCAAGCTCGATCTTCATGTCGAGTCCCTTTTGTGTGAGGCCGTAGAACATTTCATTGACCAACATCACAAAGCCTTTCGGCAGTAGTTCATAAACAATTGCGTTCTCTATGTCGACCAAGGTCTTACCGGCAATGATGCCGGTCTTCTTAATCATAGGCGCACTCATGTTTCCTTTGGCCGCCAGCACAGATAGCACACGGTGAGCAGTGCCACCAACTCTAAGTTCTGCTTGCATTTTGTTTTCCTTTACATGTATGGAAGTAAGCCTCGTCTCTGTCGAGCCAGACTTGTTTGCACTTGGCACAATACCAAGCAACAGATTCGATGACCACTGTCCGTTTGTTTTCGTGTTGACCACGAACCTTCCCGAAGAATGTGCGAATCTTTTCAATCACCAGACTTTCCCCTTTCGTTTGTTGCGTTTGTATGTTGTTTCGCCCAGCCATATAGCCACTGCCCCAATGACAATGACAATGGATGCACCCATGAACAGCATGAATATCACGCCAATAACATCTAGCATGGCTTCTCCTTTATTTTTAGTGAGTTGCGAGGGATGCACCATATCTCCCGACCATCGCCACAGTCCATGAGGAACGCGCCAACAATGCGCCCAGCCTTGAGTAGCTGATGCACACGTTGGCGAGACACACCCATGAGTTGTGATGCGACAGTCAAAGAGACATGACCCCGCTCTAAGCGGAGGTCAATCATCTCACTTGCCTTCTTTCTTAAGTACCTCTTTGATGCCGTCGACTTCTTGGGCGACGATCTGTGCCGCCCACTCCATCAGTTCGTTGGCCTTGTCTCTGTCGTCAAAGTCGATGCCGGATGCGTGGCATGCTCTTGAGATTGTGCGGACACAAAGCTCTGTGTCCATCTCTTCGAGAATCCTTTTCACCCTCTTTGGCATGTCTGTTTTCTGTTCAAGAAACTCGATCACCATTTCCAGCAGTTGCTTGCGCTTCATGGTGAGCATGGTCAACTCCACCAGTGCGGCATACTTATCACCCTTGGTCTTGACTATGTTCTCCATCATGGAGAAAGCCCCCTCGAATGGGCCGTTATCTGTCTGCTCCTTCGACTCTCGCTTCAGGTCTAACGTGATCTGCACCAGTGTGCTTGCCGCTTTGCCGAGGCCACCAATGTGCCAGTGCTTGATCTTCTCGACAGGTAAACCATCTGTCCCAAGAAAAGCCACGCCATCTTTCCAGTTATAGATCGAGGCGACAGTGTCGTCGCTAAACTTCACGACCCACATAGCGTCTACCTTCCCTTCCTTATAGCGTATTGGCTTACCGAACAGAGAACAGATCTCCTTGTAACTTGCGTCGACAGCGCCGACCAGTGATGAGCCACTGGTTTCATCAGCGAGAGACTCGCGTTCATTGTGTGTAACAAAGTTCATTGTGTTTGCTCCTGTGAGTTTGTTTAAGCATTTATCCATACGACCTCCCCGTTTACTCGAATGGGCATCACCCATTCAATGTCATCTACCAATTGCTCCAGTGTCATGGATGCAGGGGCAGATTCCCCAGTGTCCATGTCACAGCCAAGCACCAGACCCTTGCCAGCCAGTGGGTTGGGGTAAAACTTGTGTTGAAAGAACCGCTGATCTTCAGCGTACAGACCTTCGTCATCCACAAATATGCCATCGCCCTTTGCGTTGAGTCGAGCAACGTCGAACAGATCTGCGTCAATCAGTTTGCAAATCTGTTTGTAGTCTCCGGAGTATTCGACTTCGGTAACTTCTTGACGGAATGGGTCAATTAAAAAAGCTCGCATGTGATTTCCTTTCAGTAAGCGAGGAGAACAAATACTGCAACCGGCATGACTACGATCAGTAGCACACCAAGGAACAGGTCATCAGACCAAGACGCATTAGCTACATGCTCTTCATCAATTGGATGAGGGGCATAGAGTTTTTGCGCTAGGTCATCTTCGGGAGTCCATCTGTTGACAGACGGAGGTTCATAGTCAGCGTCGATGGTGATGGTTCTTTTAGACGAGTGAGTCATTGGACTTTCCTTTCTTCAGGTTACATGCTTGTCTTACCTTGGCAACCACAGCGAGTATCTGTTTGTCATCCTTGCCCTTGGCCTCGAGTAGATTGCACACTGCATCCATCGCAGACATCATTCCTTCGGGTGCTTGCTTGCCATCTTTGATGGCGAGGTCAGCGACCTTCTCAATCATAGATACCACACCGCTTACAGTAGCCAATTGAATGCTTTGCATTGTCATCTTTTTTCCTTTTAAGTTTTTGTTTTTTTCGCTCTAGTCTTGCGTTCGCTTTGTCCTTTGAGCGTTGCTTCCCGATCTTTTGTAGTTGCTCGGTCGTGAGTTGTGTATCAGGCTTTGCAAATAGGTTCGCACCTACGCCAGCCAGAGCCAGCACAAGCACGAGCCTACCCACTACCTCATGTGGGGTCAGCCACACGTCACACATCCTCCAGTGTTTCGTAAAGTTCCATGTCGGTGTCGATCTGAACAGATTCACCATCGATCTCGATGATGCACCGCATGTGGAGATCACATGGCACACCACCGGCATGCTCATGTGGCATCGAGAAAAGCACAGGGAATTTATCCGTGGCCTTCGTGTTTTTCCAGAGCAAATCTGTTTCGATCTGTCGGTTGTAGCCCCTCTTCTCTGCAAGTAGGGACGCAACAATGAGTTGCGCTTGAGTGAAATACTTCATGTCTCCGCCCTTTCAAAGTCATAGGTGAATCTTTCAAAGCTCTGCTTTGTGTCCTCGATAAACTCTGCCACCTGATCGAGTGGAAAAGTCTCGACCGCCTCCCACACAGTGATGTCCTCCGCTTGCCATGTGTTGTCGGGGTCTTTCATGATGCCCAATATCTCATCGAATGAGGCATCCTCTGGATAGTCTGTCAGCCACTGTGACAGAGCGAATCGCTCTGATGTTTTCATAATCTGTCCTCCAGTATGTCAATCACACCAACGCGGTTACCGTTGGTGTCTCGCAAAATAATTGCGGTCTTAGGTTTCATTGGGTCGGGGTGCTGTGTGAGTTCTGCAATAGCAGACTGCAATAAGCGGACGGTCTCCATGTACTGCTCCACCGAATGAACATGGCCTAAGCCAAACATAATATTCACTCTCATATCTGTTCCTTTTCTGTTGGTTCGACGTTGACCCAGCCAGTGTTTCCACAGGCAAAGCATGTATACGGGCGGCCTTGCTCATCCATTTCTGGATTGCATGGGTCACAGCATGGACACTCGACTTTCTCTCTCACCACGGTGAGATCGAGCACCTCGCTTTCCCCATCCTTTATCTTGCATATAAAGGGGGCATCAAGCATCATTCGCTTTGCTTGGTCTTCGTTTTCAGCATCGATAGTTACCTGTTGGTAATATCGAAAGACTACTGTTCCTTTGTAGGTTTTCATAACCGCTCCTTATTTGTAGAACAAATCCCATATCCGTTGCACTGTCGCATGACCTTCGGTGTCATCAGCACCCCATTGACGGTACTCATTGAGAGCCGCTTCGATTTGTGTTCTAGCCTGACTTTTCAGGACAGATCTGTTCAAGGCTACGGCCACTGCTTGATTCAAACAGTTGGCGGCATCCTCTCTACCGTCGATGTGGTAAAGCTCCCAGTCATCCGCTGTCAGAGACAAAGCTATGTGCTTTGTGATGTGAACGTGATCGCTAATCATGTATGTTCCTTTCATGTGAGGCGGGATGCCTCTGTCTATCCACTCATTGAATGGACAGGCAGAGGGGCAGGGTTACCCCTGCCATCCCATCATGCGGCCTGCTGTTCAGGGTTGGCGATCTGTTCGAGAACAGATTTCAACCATTCCTCAGCCCGTTCCTGAGTCTTAACCGGAGGTTGGATGATCGAGTTCTGTGGAATCGGCATCTGCTTGATTGCTTTGGCAATCAGCGTGTTATCTGATTGGCCGAGACCGCCAGCGGCATGCTTACCGAGTTGGTCACAAGACCAGTAGATACCGGCAAACATGGAGGTTCTAAAGAACCCAGCCAGTCCAGTCAGAGCGGCCAATCTGTCCATGTCCAGAGGAGAATCCTCTGCCTTGATTTCGACAAACTGCACCAAGTCCTCATGGCCTTCGTTGGATACGTTCGCCGCACCAGCCGCACCGTAGATGGCTACAGAGTAGCCCGCCTTGGTCAATTCGTCGGCCAGTCGCAGACCGGATGCACCTCTCCAGAACAATTGTTCTGAAGAGACACCGGCATTTCCGGCAAGGTCGATCACAATCGAGACAGATCGGACAGAATTTCTGCTCTGTCGCTTGGTTCTAGACCAAGCCCTGCCCATATCACCACGGTACACGGCCTGCATGTCCAACTCATCGCCTTGATCGGCGCGGACTCGACGGCGACGGATGCTTGTCGGTTCGGGCAATTCCCCAAGGGGAATCTTCTCGATTCGCTCGACACCGGCCTTCCAACCTTTGGTTAAGACCTTGCGGAGAGCATCGACAGATGGGACACCGAGCCATGATGTCTCACCTTTTCTAGTGAAGTGACTAAGTCCTTGGGACTTATTTGCTTCGTGTTTCCATCCCTCTGCTTTAAGCAGAGCCTCGGGTTCTGTCACACTGTCCCAAAGGACAGTAGTCAGATTGTTGGATTTATCATAAATGCGGAGCATTTCAGACCTCTACTTTCTTGATTTCATCGGATGCCCAACCTTCAAAGAAGGTAGCCTTGATTTCTTCGACAGTCTCACCGGCCTTGAGCAACTTAGTTGCATCAAGGAGGAATCGAGTTGACATAACCCGACGAAGACGTGCCTCGCTGATTCGTTTACGAATCGCCCAACCCCAAGCCAACAAGTCAGGTGCTACGGACTTTCTTTCGAAAGTCTGGTCATAGTCCAGTGAAACGACACCGGCACGAAATCTGTCCAGTGTCGACTCATCGAGTCGTTCACGACCGGCATAAGTCTGATTTGCTCCAGTACCGAAGGTATTGGCGGCGGCCATACAGACAAAGTCTGGATGACGTTTGACCAGTGAAGCCCCTTTCCGGATCGGCAAAAAGAACGATCCATTGGCGAGAGCCTGATTCATGAACAGCAAGGTATTGCTGTCTGAGCCGTCGATTTCATCGAACAGAAAGACACCGCCCTGCTCATACATTCTGACAAAGTCAGAGGACAGATACTCAAAAGCACCGTTGTTTTCGCCGGGAATCAACCAGCCCTGAAGGGCTGACTCTGACATTCCGGCAGTACAAGACACCGAAGCAAATGGTCTACCAAGAGCTTCAGCTACTTGGTGAGCTAAGTGAGTCTTGCCGCATCCGGCAGGGCCGACCAACAGAATGTTGATACCGATGGATGCTCTGGTCAGAATTTTCTTAAATTCTGGTCTGACGTGACCCTCGACCTTGTGGGCTGAGCCGTCAGGTCTTACGACCTCGATCTTGACGACTGGACTATCGTCCATCGCTTTCTTGACTTCGGCCATGACAATCTGTCGAACAGTGGCTTCGTCTACTGTCGGAGACAGTAATTTACGGAGAGCATCGAGAGCATCAGAGTCGGATGCTTTGGAAGCCGTAGGCTTTGTGAGTGGCGGCACAGGGACTCCTTCGTCGTCGATAGCGACCCCTTTAGGGGTCAAGTTGGCAGGAAAGCCATTGGAAATGGCTGATTGGATCTGATCTTCGGTGTAGGTCAGGAAGAGACGGTCGATCAATTCAGGTTTCTGAATTGGGTCGAAGTTGAAACCGGCAGTACCGCCGTTGAGTTGGCGAAAAATCCAAATGATTTCGGCTTTGCCGAGAGTCAGGAGATGGTCACGCATGGGATTTCCTTTCGAATGCAGTGAGTTGTGAAATAGAGGCAGAGCCTCTAAAGATTGGACAGAGCGTCCAGTGCATAGCAGTCAGAGACTGCCATACCGTTGAAACTCTGTGAGTGTTGACAGACCAAGGTCTGTATTTATCTCGATGCTCGATGCAACCTCTTC